AGGCGCAGCACTCGCAATCGAAACGTAGCCGTCATGGATAAGCGCGAGATCGAGCGCATGATCGAGTCGGTGATTGCTCGAAGATACACGCCTCCTGCTGGCGCGAATGTGACGCCGATTACACAGGCTGTTATCAACCAGATGCAGGCACAGATGGCGCCACAGGATAAGACGCAAGGCATGTTTAGTCCTGGCGCTCCTATTCAGCCAACGCCAGGTATCACGCCAGCGCAAGGCCCGAGGCAATTCCAATACCCGTTTGGCTACAATATAGGCCAGCATCCTCGCTCGACCGAACTGACGAGCTTCGACACATTGCGCAACCTGGCCGCGCTCTATGATGGTATTGGCTTATGTGAACGTGTCTGGTTCGATCTGTGCAGTAAGCCAGAATTGCAGATCAAGCCTAAGCCGAAACTGACGATTGACGAGAAAGGCGACCCCATACCGCAAGAGAAGATCATGAGCCAGTACGGTGATCGTATCGCCAAATGGGAAGAGTTTTTCGCCAAGCCTGACAAACGCCGTAGCTTGAAGAGTTGGATGCGCATGGCACTCAAAGAAGTGCTGGAGATCGACGCGCTCTCGATATACAAGCACAAGGATAGATCAGGCGGCTTGTATGCGCTGGAGATCTTGGACGGTAGTACCATCAAGCCATTACTCGATGAAAGAGGCATGGCCCCCTATCCCCCCTATCCAGCCTATCAGCAATTTGTGTATGGCGTTCCTGGCATGTTGCTACTTGGCACAGACCTGATCTACAGGCGTGAAACGGAACGGGTCGAGTCGCCTTATGGACTCTCACGTGTTGAGCGGATCATCCTGAGAGTGAATCAGGCGTTACGCAAGCAAAATAAAGACCTCGCTACATTTACCGATGGCAACATGCCAGCAGGGACGCTTGAACCGCCTGACGATGGTACAACGGACTGGACACCTGAACAACTCTTTATGTATCAAGAGATGTGGGACGGCATGCTCGCAGGGAACGATGCCACCAAGTCCAGAATTAAGGTGATCCCACCTGGCAGCAAGTTCAATAAATTCGACCCCGACGACATTATGTTCATGTTCGATCAGTTCCTGCTCAATGTCACTGTGGGCGATTTCGGGCTGACCATGGCAGAGTTGAGCTTCACTGAAAGCGTCAATAAGAGCAGTGGCGAGACGCAGGAAGCGATCATCTATCGTAGAGCCATGTCGCCGATCATGGACACGTTCGGCGAGACCTTTACCGATGTTATGGTCGATGAAGGCGAGACCGATCTCTATGCAACGTGGAAAGCCTTCGAAGAGCCAGAGGACTTCAAGACCAAAGTCGAGGCCTGGAATATCCTCACGACGAACGGCACACAAAGCACCAGCCAGGCAGCTACAGCACTGGGATTGAAGCCACTCATCGAAACAGAGCCATTTATCATCGTGCCAGGCCAGGGTATCCAGTTTATCAGCGACGTGAACGATATGCGAGAAGAAGCAAAGGCCGCGAAGCTCGCAGGCTATGACCAACAACAACACCCGGAGGCATACAATAATGAGCAGGGGACACAGCAAGGCAATCAAGGAACGCAAGGAGCAATGGCAGGAAAACAAGGCCAAAGTGGAGGAGCAACAAAAACAACTGGAAAATCTACAGGCCAATCGCAGGGCAATGGTCGCGCAAATGGCACCAGCAATGCAACGCGCAACACTGACGGAGTTGTACCAGGCCAATCTCGCGATGCTGAGAGAGCAGCGGACTATAGGCGATGGCGTGAACGCGCATTAAAGGACGTGAAAGAGGGCAAACTGATACGTTTGTCTTTTTCCACTAACAATGTTAGCGAGAATGAACAACAGCGTATTCGCGACGGCTTGGAGCTTTGCAAGACTGCCGATGATGTGAAGCGCGTCTTTGCCGACGTGAAACGTGATAGCGATGCTGGCGTGGATCCCGCCGATACACAGAGTTGGCAGGAAGTAGAGCCTGAAATACAAGACGCCTTGAAGAGAGCCACCGATGCAGGCTACACACACGGCACCTGGAAAGAGTCGCTTATACCGTGTGCGGCATGTCTCATGAATAGAGGTGCCAAAGTGCGATTAGGCGAAACGTTCCCAAGTGGCGCATACTACACGCCGAATCACAATCATTGTGGATGCGAGATTATACTGAGCATGGAGGATGAAGCATGAGTGTTGATGCATTTAATAAGGCATTTGATAATTGGCTCCGTGGCGTCCAGCATGAGAATAGAGTGAGGCAAGAGGACGCCAATCTCACGGCGCTAGTGAATGGCTTGCAGAAGCGTGGACATGTCGTCACATATGATAATCTCTACCGGTATATTTTTGTCGATGCCAACACTCCGTACTCTTGCACGATTACAATGCATGTGGCGCGTGAGACAGAACCCAAACAAGTGCTGCAATGGGTAGATGAGAGGCAAATATGTTAAGACTCCTTAACCAGTATTTCACTTGCCCGACGTGGCACCGTCCTTTGTTCGCTGTTGTGCCCGATGGTATCGAGATCAAGTGCAAGGCGTGTGGCGACAAGCATTTCATTGGCAGATCGCACTTAGAAAACGCATGGGATGATCTCGCGATTGCAGATCGCGCTACAAAGCCCTTGCGTGCAATCATCGCATAAGCTATAATTGACGTAACAAAAACATAGCAGGCCATTCTACGAGGCCATTCCTTTCCGAGAGGAGTGGTCTCTTTTTATGGACGAAACACAGAACAACCCCGAACATACCGATACTGAATCCGCTTTTATGTATGTCCCGATCACCCGCATCGACAAAGACAAATGGGTCGTTGAAGGGCAAGCAACCTCCGATGCCGTGGACTACTACGACACCACTTTTGATTACGAGAGCAGCAAGCGAGCGTTTGCAGCATGGCGCGGCAATATCCGCGAAATGCACCAGGATAAGGCCGTTGGACGCGCTATCGAAGTGACTCCGAACGATGAAAGTCACACGATTGATGTGCGGGCATTTGTGAGCAGGGGCGCGCGTGACACGTGGGAGAAGGTCTTAGATGGTACGCTTAGCGGCTTTTCCATTGCCGTACCTAAAGGCAAATATAAAGCCAGGACGGTTGAGCGCAACGGACGCGCAATCAAAGAGTATTACGACCATGAACTCGCAGAACTGAGCCTGGTTGATAATCCTGGTAGTCCTGGCTGCAATATCGCAGTAGTCCGCGCTGACGGCGTGGCTACGGATGTGCTGGACGATAGCGAAGAAGAAACACCTACCACGCCAGCAAACGACGATCTCACCCGAGACGGCCAGCGTATCAGTCATGCAACGCAAGATCAACTGCACAGCGTACGCAATGGCCTTTTGAGACAGCTTGATACCGTTATTGATCTCTGCCTATGCGAAGAATGCGCCGCGCTGTGTGCCTTGTTTGATCCAGACGATGATGGGGATTTTGATATCGTTCCAAGTCTGGACTATGACAACGATGGTGGCCAGCCCATGCAAGGCAGTATGAACTACAGCGTTGAGGCCACTATCACACGCCACATGAACCCGCTTATTTCCCGCGTGAACGCGATGTTGAGTAGCTACGCATCGCGCACGATACCAATACAGACTTATCCACAGCAAACCGTAGAGTTTTCCACAGAGCCGTTAGAGCGCCGCATAGCCGACGTGGAACGCGCATTCGACACGAAGCTGACTGAAGTACGCTCGCTTCTGAGCGAGGTAAAAGAGTTGACCGTGAAGATTGCAGCGATGCCAATGCCGGGCGGTCCCGTTATGACGCCAGTGGATAAACGACTCGCAACCAGCCCGCAACAGGGCTACAACCAGACCGACGATATAGCCGCGTTGCAACGTGCTTCGCAGCTCGTCCCCTTATCGCAAGAAGAACAAATCAAGTTCGCTGCTGAGATCTTCAAGCAGCAAAATAGAGGATAGAACACATGAACGAACAAGCAACCGCCGTGGTTGAGCCAGCGACATCTGGACTGAGCGAGAGCGATCTGACTCGTCTTGCTGAGCAGGTGATACGCATGATGCAATCCGGCTCCCTAGACGCGCCTGCTGCCACGCCTGAACTCGTACACGGCGTCCAGGATGGCGCAATCTTTCGTAATGGTCCGGCCAATATGGGGCAGGGCGACGACATTTCTTCGCAGACCGTCGCACTGGTGCAGAACGCACGCGCCGATATCGCTCGTGCTGGTATCACCACCGCGACGGGCTTCATCGGCTACGATCTCAAGACACCGGCTGCAATGCTGGTACCCTTTCTCACACCGCTGCTCAACATGCTTCCGCGTGAAGGCGGCGTTGGCGTGGACATCCACAACTGGAAAGCCGTGGTTGACTTCTTCGGCGGCAATGGTCCGCAGTCGGTCATTGGTGCCGTTGCTGACGGTGGCACACCATCATTCGTCAGCTATAGCGTCTCTGCACTCAGTAACACCTTTCAGACCATCGGCCTCATGAACTCCGAGACCTTCCAGGCACAATGGAGAGGCAGGCAATTGCAGGGAGACTTGCGAGCAACCTTAACCGCGCAATTGCTCTTTGCCTTGAAACTCGTTGAAGAGAACTGGCTGATCAATATGAGCGATAAGCTGTGGACGCCTCCGCCTATCCTCATGAGTGCAGTCAACTCCGGTGGCACAATCACCAACGCAGTCAGCACCACAATGTACTTCATTGTAACAGCGGTCAACGCCAATGGTGAGACGCTTGGAACAACGATGCAGAGCATCGCTATTCCTGGCACAACTTCGAGCATAACGCTGACGATCTTCACGGTGCCAAATGCGACGAAGTACAACGTCTACGCAGGACTGGCAAGTTCGCCGCCTGCAACAAGCGCCATGTACTTGCAGACACCCGTCGCAACCTACTTCGGCAGTGCATCCGCGCTGAACCAGCCAGCAAGCCCAATTCAGGGCAGCTTTACCGCGACCATGACCGCGCCTGCTCTTGCATCAGGCACAGCATACAGCACGCAAGCGGCGGCTGGTAACACAGCCAAAGTCGCCGTAGATGGAAGCGGAAACATCATTACCTTCCGAGGCACACAATCGCTCGTCTACAACAACCAGGCCGCTAATACCAACGTCGGCGCCGGTGGACTCAAGCCGCAGGTGCTACAGCCTGCTGCCACGACCGGCTTCCTGGCTTTGAGCGACATTCAGCAACTCTTCACCAATATGTACCTGAACGCTCGCGCGGATCCAAAGGTGCTCTTTGTGAGTCCACAGGACGCGATCTCGGTCAATAACCTGGTTGCGACCAACGGCGAGACCCGCGTCGTTGTCGATGGCTCTTCACCATCGGGCGGACAGATGGATTTGACGGCAGGCTTCAAAGTGACCAGGGTACTCAACCAGGTCACACAGAGCCTGGTCAATATCATCCAGCTTCCTTTCCTGGCGCAAGGCACCATGATCGCCGCGTCGTTCACCTTCCCGTATCCGGTCAGTGGCTATGGGAACACACCTTTTAGAGTCATCACGAACCAGGAATACTACGGTGTCGATTATCCACCAACACAGCAAAATCCGATGGCATGGGGCATGGGCGACTTCGTAGATGAAACGCTGGTCATCGAATTTTTAGGTGGAATGGGCGTTTTGAACGGGATTGTCTATCACTAAGCCTGTAGAGCGGCTTTAGTATACATAGTTATGGGACTAGAGGTGTGCTGCTTCTAGTCCCTGATTGGAGATAGAAATATGTCGAATTTAGGATACTTCGCGACTGGCACCGCGCTAGGGCCGCCTACCGTGCCAGCGTCCACAGTGGCTCTGACCAATCCATACGCGCAGGATTGCCTCGTGTACGTCAGCGGTGGCACGGTAACGGTGATCAAGGTCAATGGCGTGACCACAGGACTTACAAGCGGTACTTTTATCGTGGAAGCGACCCAAACCATCGCTATTACGCAGTCAAGTACGCCGACCTGGGTATGGGTTGCAATGTAGGAGGCTCCGAGTATGCCAAGCAAAGCCAAAGCGATGCAAGCAGCATCTGAGCGGGACAAAGCAGAGCGGCGCATCAGGCTCACGATCATCGACAATAAGGCGTTCGAGTATCATCTGAACCCATATGAAAGCGTGGCCAAAGGGATACTCGACCCTGATGTGCCTGACGCTTTTATCGAGGTGCCGATAGATCCGCTTTTAAAAGGCAGCGTCGTACACGCCTACCTGCATACGAGCCAGATCGCCAAATTGTACATACACGATGAGTTTAGCGCAACCACAGAAGAGAATGGAAAGGCGGGCTAATGGCAACCAATACCGCAAATCAGATCACCATGTTGCAGAACCTGCAAACGCTGATTAACAATATCGAGAGTTTTGCCGCCAACTGGCGCAGCGGCGATCCAAACGTTGACGCTGCCAGCGTTGCACTCCTCACCACACGGCTTGATAGCGCGATGACTACACTGCTCAGCGGTGGAAGTCGAGCGCAGCAACTCGCAACATCACAGGCGCGGGCCGCCAATAACAATGCTGGCGCGGGCGTGGCTGCCGATATCCAGTTCAAGCTCGTGGATGACTTCATGTCTGCACTGGCGAAGCAGATTGCGATCTTGCAAAATCCAACGCAGACCTCGCGGCGCACGCATACAGCGGGGCAATAGGAGGCTCTTATGGCTAATCCGACAGTCACGCCAATTATGACGCCTGCACGCGGGCCGGGTGTACCTGATGCACAACCGGTCTACCTGGTTGATGTGTACGGCAATCCGATTGGCAGCACAAATGGGTATCCTGTGGCACCGACCGATGGACTGAAAGCGACATACCGCTATGCGATCCAGGCAACGGCACCGTATGCCTCGGCAACAGACTGGATTGTCCTTCGCGGCTCTGCCTCAAAAACGGTTCGCATTACGCACATCGAACTCTCTGGAGCGGCAACGGCTGCGACCGAGGTGATCATGCTGCTGAAAAAGCACACGGTTGCCAATACGGGCGGCACGTTTACCAACCCGACGCCAACCTTGCATGACAGCACCAACGGGGTGTCAATAGCGACGGTCCTGCTATACAGCGTAGCGCCGACCATTGATGGAACGGCAACGATCTTTCAACCGGTAAGGCTCACGCTGGCTGTAGCACCGGCGGCAACGGCTAACCTTGTTGACCGCTTCATCCTGGACTATGGCAACCGACCAGCACAGGCGCTCGTCTTGCGTGGAGCGGCACAAGAGCTAGCGTTACAGCCGGGTACTATTCCGTCTGGCGGCGTCTATGATGTCGTGATTGAGTGGACTGAGGAATAAAGAGATGGCTCTTACCGTCAACGCCAATGGCAGCTACCAATACGACGCACTGGACATGCACGCCTTCAACGTGCGCGATTTTGACGCGTTCGGCAATGGAACGGATCAGACGATCCAGGTGCAAAATGCACTCAACGCTGCTGGAGAGGTTGGCGGTGGCCTGGTGTATGCAGGGCCAGGACTCTATATCTATTCAAGTGATCTTGTTGTTCCAAGCAATGTACACTTCCAAGGCTCAGGCAAAGGCACCATCTTTCAGGCGGCGCCAGGCTGCCAGGCGAACGGCTTCAAACTCTCTGGCGTCTCACACGTGACCATTTCGGACCTGCAGATCGATGGCAACAAATTGCAAGTGGCGCAGCTCGCAACGCAGTACACAAAGCTGCAAGGCATCTACATCACTGGCGGCTCCGACGATATCACGATTGAGCGGTGCTACATCCACGATTGCTATGTGAGCGGCATCATGGCGGATAGCAGCACGAATCTGATTATCTCCAATAATCGCTTACTCAATTGTGGAGATAATCAGGTCTATGTGCGAGCCAAGAGCGTGAGTCCGTACACGCCTTGCAGCAATGTCACGATTACCGGCAATATTAGCAGCGGAAGCGCGTTTAGCGGTATCCAGGTGCTTGGAAGTAGTTATGGCGCTATCACCGGGAATACCTGCTATGGCAATGGGCCGAGCGCCGGACAAGGAAACGGGATCGGATGCGAGGGTGCGTCGCACGTCACGATTACCGGCAATGTGAGTCATGATAACGGCGTGCAGGGAATCAATATTCGCTATACCAGTGAAGTCGGTTCAAACCAGGCGTCGAGCCATATCACTGTCGTTGGCAACACTATTTACAATCATCCTTCGACCGGTGGCGATGCTGGCGGTATAGGGGTCAGCGACTCCAACCATGTCTTGCTGGCGAATAATCTGCTGTATAACAACAACTTTGGCATTAACGTTGCAAACGTCGCCAATCTCGGAACGAGTGACCTGAAGATTTCAGGTAATAGCATTAAGACGAGTAGCGACACAGGCATTCGCCTCAATCCTACTGCTGGCGTGACGTATGAGATCGACAATAATTATGTGACAGATACCACCAACAATGGCATTGCCCTTTCTCGGAAGGCGTGGGTCCACGATAATGTGATTCCTCGCTCGGCTGGGAACGGGGCAATCGCGTGTAGCACAGGCAGCGGAGGAAGTGTGCTTGAGGGCAATAGATGCTACGACGGAGCGAACAACGGCATTCAGATCGATAATGGCGTCGCGAACGTGATCCTGCGCCACAACTATCATGCCAATGTGGAAGTAGGCACGCAAGGGCGCGGCGTGCAAGAGGTGTCAGGTGCTGGACCGACACTGCTTGAAGACGAAACCTTTTCCAATATCACCTTTCAGCCTTTCAATCTCACCAATGCCAGCTCCGTTTCGCGTCGCTCGAAGCTCATTAATGGCTCAGCGGCAGGCTTCCTCGATGCCAATAGCGGCAATGCCAGCATTTCAGCCGCTACGAGTATAGTGGTCACTCATGGCCTGTGGAAGACGCCGACGCGGGTGGAGATCACGCCGACGGGCGACCCAGGGGCGGGTATCAGGTATTGGGTGAGTGCCAAAGGTGCGACGACTTTCACGATCACGCTGAGCGCATCCAGCACGGTGACATTTGATTGGCGTGCCTGGACATGGGACGGGTAGCGATATGACTATTCTTGGAGCCGACAATTACGCAAATAATGGAGGGGACTGATGGCAGCAAAGGCCAATCCGTATGGTGTGACAATTGCCGTCTTCAACACGTCGCCGTATGCGTATTCGGCGCAACTCTTTCCCGACATCGCAACGATCGGGCTAGGATGCGTGCGCTTCCAGCAGAGTTGGTCACTTATCGAGGGTACAAAGGGCGTCTACAACTGGTCGGCGCTTGATGATATGGTGGGTCGCTGCAATGCCAACGGCCTCTTTATCCAGTTCCCGATCAGGGGTGCTCCTGCCTGGTACATGACCACACTGGTGAATCCGGGCCAAACTAACCGCACGACCTGCAACACAAACTTTCCGAATGACCGTATCTATAACATGGATGCAACGGCGGCGGGCGTGTTCGCTGGCATCCTTGCTCACCGCTACAACGGCACGACGACGCCCAATTCACAGAAGCCTGGCACCTTTCTCTTCATCGATGCTATTGAGATCGGCAACGAGGATTTTGACGTTTTTTATGATTGTAACGCGGGTACCGGGGTCGGATACTTAGGCCAGGAAGGTCGCCTGGCAAAGTGGTACAATCCGGTGGTGGTGGCAGCAGCGCCTGCTATACGGACGAACTCGCCGAATACGCTTGTCGGCATGTTCGGCTCGTGGTGGAAGGATAACCTCCATCGCACGCAGTTCTTGACCGACATGTATAACGGGGTGGGTGTCTCAGGGCAAAACGTGGCGGCACTCTTAGACTACTTCAACTTCCACTTCTATCATAGCGGCAGCGACCCAAACGTCGATATCACCACGCTGGATGTGTCGCTGCCGCACGTCATCACGAACCTGTATAATGTCGTGACATCACATAGTGACACCAAACACTTCTGGGTCACCGAAATTGGCTGGACCGCGCAGGAGTTCTCAGGCGATCCCACAGACCCGACAGAGGCCACCATTGCAACCTACTATCAAGAGGCGCTGGACGAGATGCGCACCAGTGGCGTGGTTGACCGCTTCAACCTCTTCACGATGGCCTACACCACGCAGGCGGCCGGCAGCTGGGCGGCCGGCAAATCGCTCACGCAACCGACTGGCTATAGCCCGCACCTTGAGCCGGCCGCCTTTACGATCCAGAGCTATATCAATAATTACCCGCAGTGGAACGTGACAGCAGCAACGGTGCCATTATCTGTCTCTTCGACAAGCCTCTCGTTTACCGCTCCCTCCGATGGCAGTGACCCGGCCAGCCAAAGTGTGACGCTGACCAATCCCAACAGCGCCAGTGTGAGCTATACGACGTCAAGCAGCGTATCCTGGCTCAGAGTCTCACCTGCCTCTGGCACGGTTGCCGGGAGCAATGGCACTGCCACCAGCAGTATCAGCGCCTCGGGTGTGGGCAATTTTGCGCCCGGCACCTATAGCGGCGCTATCACCTATGTGACGCCGTACGGGAGCACGGTCGTGACCTGTTACCTCTCTGTCCTCACTACTGTCGTGCCTGCCACGTTCTACGGGCAGGGAGTCTATGAAAACCACGGGCCGCAGAACGGGCCAGCCTTCTATCAGCCACGCTTGAATCAGATAGCTGCGGCAGGCTTTAAGCTGGTCATGAACTATGACCTGCTCTTCGGCCATGCCAGCGATATCACCGCCTATATCAATTACGCGGCCACAGTTGGCTTGCAGGTCATCGTTGCCTTGAACAATCCGGTGATCTGGAAAACGAATCAGATTGCCGCCACGTTTCCGAACCTGTATGCCGACTCAGGAAACCAGAGCACCGATAATGGCTTTACAACCTATGTCGTGAACCTGGTCAAAGGCTTACCAGGGACGTGGGGCTACTACGTCGCTGACGAGGTGGCGAATTCCGATCACGCAGCTTTACTCACACATGCCAATTATATCAAGGCGGCAGACCCCAATCATCCGCGCCTGATTATCTCCAATGGCGCCAGCACGGATGCTGTGTACACCGGGACGAGCCTTCTGGCTGATTGCTGTGAGGTATTGGGAGACGACTACTACCCGATAGGGGACTCAGCCGCGTATGCCAATTCGCTCACGTATCGCGCTCAGCACATCCAGAACTTTTGCAACGGCAAAAATATCTACTCAGCCATTTCGCTTCAGGCGCATAGCCTTGCGCCTTACAACATCCTTGGTCCCTGGCCGACCCTGGCACAGATGCAAGCAAATCTCGCAACGGTGAAAGCCAACATGTATCCGCGTCTCATCCTCTGGTACAGCTACTTCGATGTGATTGCCACAGGCTCACCAGAGTACGCGCCGCCTGGCCAGTTCTCCGCGTTGGCCGAATCCATCCAGCAGCGATCAGGCATTGCGCTCTTTCCAGCAACGCAGAGAAGGGGGATCAAACCGTGAGCAGCGCATACTATAGGCTCATTCTCTCAGAAAGTGGCTTACTCGCCTACTACCGCATGTCTGGTCCGGTTGGCGTGGCAGTGGCCTATGACGAGTCGCCCAACGCCTACCATGGCAGGATCGAGGGCAATACGCCTGATATCAGCTTTCTGCAGCAAGGCCCGATCATCGCCGACCCGACCGATTTTGCCATGAAGTTTAACGGCGTGACACCATACATTGCCTTGCCGTCCGGTCTTACGACCAATGCGCGTGCAGCGTTCAGCGTCGAGTGTTGGCTCTTCCTCACAACCAACACCTATATCAATTACCAGACGCTCGTCGGCAATGACCATTCAAACAGTTCTCATGTCGGCTTTTACCTGGATTTGGCGCCGACCTCCGATGGCGCGGCGGCCTATTTCCAGGTCGGCAATGGTTCGGTCTCCAACTTCGCCAGTGTGGGCGGCGCGCCTTTCGCGACGGGAGGATGGATTTATCTGTGTGGCGTCTTTAACGGTTCATCGGTCGTGCTGTATAGCATCTCGGCGGACAAAGGCTACACGCAAACGAGCAACGCGCTTGCTGGCACGATTGGCACGACAGCGTTCCCAATCTGGATAGCGGCGAATCCGAATCAGGCAAGTGTCCTATACAGCAATACGCTTGACGAAGTGGCGCTCTATAGCACGGCGCTTACGACGAGCCAGGTGCTGAACCACTACCAAACAGGGATTTCTGGCAGATCAGGCGTGACACCGTTTCCATCCGTGGCAAGGAGGCAATCATAGATGACAGTCAGTTATCAGCCGTGGTACACCACAACGACCTACCCGAGTTGGGATATTCCACTCAATACGGATGCCGGGCCGGATGATCTGACCGGAGTGGACATTACCACCTTCGTCATGATCTTTCGCAATACGCAGGTTTCGCCAGTTGTGGACACGCCTGGTACCGGAACCTTTAGTATCAAAGTGGCGTATCCGGCTGAAATTTTATACAAGCCCTCACCGGCTGATGTGGCCTCAGCATTTACAGGTGAGTTGGTGATTCGGGCCGGATTCCCACCATCAAACGGCGCAGCCGACCAGGTGGAGTACGACCCGATTATGCCGTTCGTGATAACGCAGAAGTGAGCAGCAATGAATAGCTATATCTCGCATTTAGACTACATGAGATCACCAAGCGGACTAGAAACTGCCAGTCTGCTCGGTAATAGCTTGTTCTTGTCAGCCTCGCTTAGCGCAGGCGTAACCGTGCTGCTCGTCACGCCAACAACGGTACAGCTTAATCTCTATGATCGTGTGACCATCTTCGACGGCCCAAATAGTGAGGTAGTCGTTGTGGCGGGGCTTACGAGCGTAGGAGCAAACGGAATCGGAATACAAGCGCCTGGCTTGCAGTATGCCCATGCAGCCGGTACGCCGTGCTGCTCTGATGGCATCCTTGGCTCGTTGGCAGATGTGCTTGTCGATGCCTCCGCATGGATGGAAGAAGATTTGACCTATCAATCGCTCTTTCAGCAGACATACGCAGGCGAGGTGTTACCGCTACCAAGTATGCTGGCCAGCATCACCAATCAAAACGGCCTGTTGTTCCGACCAAAGCACTTCCCGGTGACAGCCGTGAGTAGCATCGCACTTGCAGCCGCGCAAGGACAGGCGACAACCTTTGACGCGACGCAGGCATTCATCGACGCCAATCAGCAGTATGTGAAAGTGCCTGTGCTCTCAGGTTCAGGCAATCAAGGTCAGGTCTTCTGGCCGCAGCAGCCATTCGATAGGCGTGCTGAGCAGTGGCTGACGATCTCATACACGGCTGGTTACGCGCCTGCAAATCTACCGAGTGGTGTGCGCGAAATCGTGATCTTGCTGGCATCGGATATCTTGAGTAGGCGTACTAATCCTAGCGGGGCAGATCAACGAGATGAGGGAAAACTTCATCTCGTAACAACACTAAGAGGCGATGCCAGCGGCGAAAGTTTACTTGTAAAACGAGCTAGACGTATGTCCGCTAGATATAAGGTGAGGGCAATCTAAATGGTACTACAGCAATCTACCACCCTCTGGCCATTCATGAGGCAATCTAAATGCCTTGCGATTATTGCAGCGTTGACAGGCAATCACCAGATTATCAGGGCCATTAGAACCGCCTCTACTGAGTGGCATCACATGGTCAACGTGGTACTTGGTGAGCTTCTTATGGCAGTAGTAGCATTTACCTTTTTGTCTCTGATATTGAGCCTCTATATCTTGCACTGTATGTTTGCCTGTATTCATTTTTTGTCTAGAGCGGCGCAAGTGAGAAAGGACTTTACTCTTAGCTCTACCTTCCTCACTCGTTCGACGAGAACTTATGCATTTCTTGCATATGGCTCTCAGGTGATCGGGCTTGCTACCATCGGATTGAAAGTATTCAAGAGTTGCAGGGTAGGGCTTTTCACAGATAGAGCAGGTTTTTATAGTCCCATCAGGCGGATATTTGCCGAACTTTTGTCCATTTTTCTGCTTTCTACACGCTCTACAGGTGCCACAAAGGCCATATTTCTCAGTAGAGCTAAGAGTAAAGTATTCATGTGTAGCAGGCAATACTTGCTTACATTCCTTACAGCGCTTATAGCCTTTTGGAACAGTATGTCTCTTTGTAGAACATCGGCAATTCTTGCAGCGAGCATGAAAGCCATCAGGGGATTTGGTTTCACGATGAAAGTAATGAAGTGTAGCAGGGTACTCTTGCTGGCATTTACAGCAACGTTTCATGGTCTAACTCCTTCAGTTAGTTCCTTGTGTTGTCGCGTGCCAGGTGTCAAGGAAACACTTTTCGCCTTGGTTCATGACGCCAATGCTATGCACGCATCTCATTATATCATTCTTTACCTGCCATTAAAAGCGGAAGTGAGGGCGATATGAGCAAAGCTGAGAAAGTCGGAGCGATCATCCTGTTGCTATGGTGCCTCCTGTGGGGCGTGTTTTTCGGCTATCTCATCTTTGTGATGCCTGATTACGGGGTGCATTGATGCCAGCAAACGAGATCAAGATCATGACGCAGCAACGCGCAGGAGCGGCCTTAGCACAGCACATTCCGTGCAGGCTGTTCAACGTCAACATGCCAATCGAGATGATGGCGCAAGGCGGTATTCCTGTGGATATTTTCGACTTGTTCACGGACTGGATTACGCTCAGCGTGCAGCGTGGCGATTATTTCATCGATGAGGTAACGAACGCGCAGTATAGCGTGTATGGCCGTCCTGCGTACTACGGCAATCATCTTGAGGCGAGGGTGACGATACCGACAGGAGCGGTGCCATAATGCCAGATTTTACGATTATTACGCAATTTGACGAGGCCAGTCTGAGAACAGTAGCGCGATTTGCAGAGTTTCAGGGCTTCTATGAGATGCGCCTCTACGATGCTGGACAGGCGAGCTTAGAGGCATTGCAGCGTGAAGCGGTGGAATATATGGACGCCAGGTTCATGAATCCAACGGGACAACTTGCCGATAGCTTAGAGGCGCAAATGCTCACACCATACGAGGGGCAGCTCGGCACCAATATGCCGTATGCCAGGCGTCGAGAATGGGGATTCAGCGGGATGACCGATGCATTAGGACGCTACTATCCAAATGACCCTGGTATCGGCTATATGGAAGCGGCGATCAGATTGGCAGCACCTGACATCACGAAATACTACGAAACGGCTGTCAAGCAGACCGTTGCTGATCTCGGAGGGACACCGTAAATGACACTCAACAGTAGTCGTCTCATCATCGCTCAAGGCATTGTTGCCATGCTGCAAGGCGTCCAGAATGGCGCGAGTGCGCTCTATGGCGAGGTTAAACTTGGTAGCGTCTTTGACCCGACGCCGTTTACAAGCTGGTGTGAAGTGACGTTCCATCAGGCCAGAAGCGGGCCAGCGGGAAGCGGAGGGAACCTTATCGGGTGGAGGATTGAAGACAATCCGATCTTTAAGATTACGTCGGGGTGGGATTACGAGGCAGACAGCACGGCGGCCATGACCAATATGCTGACGGCAATGGATATCCTGATGCCCCTACTGCACAGCCATTACCAGATACCAGCGCCGAACAATCCGACGCAAGCCATAGCCAGCGTGTACAGCTTGCTCGAAGATCAACCCGAGCGCGCGATGCCTGTCAGGTTCCCGAATGGTAGAGTTTATATTTTATGGGAGACATTCGTAACCGCAAAGCAACAATACAATGTTCAATTGAGTTCGCCGTAATCCATGAGGAGCAATCATATGCCAGAAGAACGAATAACCATCCTGCCAGGACATACGTTACCTGGCTTTCCATCGGGTCATGGGCCAGGTGAATACCTCGTGGATTACGAGCTACGCACCATACGCCCTGTACCCGTTGAGGTTGAGGTTTCTCAACCCGAAAGCGAAATCAAAACCGAGTCTCAACCAGAGGCTGGACCTACAGAAGCAAATCAGGGAGGATAGAAGATGCCAGCACCGCCAGCAGCAGTAGCTTACACAAGTTTAACACAACGAGTACAGTTGTGTTTAGAACCAACGTCCATATCAAGCCCGCCTGCGCCAGGAGAACAGTTGCTCATGCCGCTGACCGCTGGTGCTGGCACTATGAGCTTAACCACGCAGCCAAACACGCTCTCGCCGACCACAGGTATGCACTTGCATTTCTTCGTGATCGGCAATACTGGCGCGGGAACTATCGGCATTGTGGGAACGAATGCCACAGGTGGAGCGCAAACCAGCATTACGTATCACGTGCCAGCAGCTCCACAGAGCGCGCAAGGCTACAACGAATTCACGACCAAAGAAGCATGGGGGACGGTCACAGCGGCAAGCATTACGCTGACCACGCTCACACCATGTCAGATCATCGTGTATGGTTCGTTTGCCGGGAAAATCCTTATTCCTGCAACCGTCGAAAGTGAAGAGAAAATACCCAAACATAGTCCGCCCGATAAGCGCGGCGTGCTCTGGAAAAACCTGCGCGTGTCGCAACTAACCAAAGGTGTCAGTATTGATAAATTTGATGCTGACTTGTACCCGGACTCACTGTACCTTCCTTATAATTTGATAGGGGCCGTTCCGGTTGTGACGACTCAACCGGCTGCGCCTGTATCGTTGCTTGCTGCCACCACGAAAGCGGCAACGATGACGCTGACAACAGGACTGGCAACCGTGCCGCCAGGGATGTTCCTGATTTTCACACTGGCTGCCAATAGCGTAGCAGGTACGATTGTACTGTCTGGTTTCGACAACTATGGCGGCGCGGCCAGTGAAACGATCACCGTTCCAGCCACGAATGGGCCGGTCTATAGCACGAAACGCTATAGCAGTCTTACTTCACCAGGAGCCAACCAATTTACTACCACTGGTTTATCAGCGGCAGGAACGATTGCAGTCACAGCGGTTTTTGCCTGGACGTACACCTGGACGTATGACGGTATTAACAACATCTATCCCTACACCAACTCGCTTGAGATATACAATGGCGTGTTTGGCTACATGCTGCCAGGAACCATTATCAGCGACGGTACCTTTGATTGGCAGAAAGAGAAAGAGATACTGTTTACTGGCAAAGGCGAAGCGCAAGACTTCTGTATCGTCGGAGATCCCACTGCGACGTTAGGAGGTAGCAATCCCTTTGCCACACTTGCTCAACCAAGTCAAATCCCGCTCGTTTCCTGGCCTGCAACCTGGTACATCGATGCTGGCTCAGGCACGCCGTTTACCACGCAAGATGGCAGCATGGAAACGTTCAAGCTGGCGATCATGACGGGCCGTAAGTGGAAATTTAGCGGCGACGGGATGCAACGCGCGTCTTACGTGACCTGGGAGACGCAACCAGATTTCACAGCGGATGCGACGATCTTGCTGCCCAATTATCAGAATTATGTGAACTACTTCAAGCCCAACCTGCCGATGATCTTTGGCGCTCAATTCCAGGGGAATTTACTCGGTTCCAACGGCTCAACCGTCTACTACGAGAATATCCAGTGGACGTTACCGGTCAAGATCGAGAGTTTCAAGGCAGATCACAGCAAGAATCCAACGGAGGGCGTTTTAAAGCTCATGGCAGAGTACAGCACAAGTTACTTAGGCTATGCCTATAAATGTGCATGGACGTGCCAGGTACCGCCAACCTACACCAGTTAAGAAGTAGGTAATTCTACGTATATCAGAAAATCTAAGGAGGCACTACACACACATGGACGTTATCGGCATTCCGAACGCTTCGCATTGGCTCAACAATTCCACGGTGGTCGTGAAAGAAGACTACACAGCAGCAGACGAGGCGTGGATTATGAACAACCTTGTCAGGCTCGATGCAGCCAACACTGTTGAACTGACAGGCAAGCATCATGATATCGTTTTTCTCAAGCGCCTGGTGCAACCTGGCTCAGTCGTTGCGGTGAAACGCGCGAATGGGCGTACGAAGCTATGCAATCTTCCGCAAGAGATCGAAAGCCTCCTGTGGAATGACCTGCAGTACATTGTTGAGCAAATCAACAGGCTCAACGAGCCGCCCATGACCGAAGAGGAACAGCAGGCTTTTCAGCCGCCTGTGAGCGAGTCCTCACAGGCGATTTAGAGGACGGTGACCCGATACCAGACATCTTCATCTGGTGTCGGATGCATGAGCATTATCAGGAGCCTGAGAAGCTGCCAGTACGCAGAGCACAAGAGTTGTGGCTCCTGAGTACGAAAGAAGTCTCGCTGGAGGTCGGACAGCGAGTCGCGCAGCGCAAAGCTGCTGAAGAGCAAGCACGCAAAGGTCGTTAAGTGTCTGACATAAATCTGCGTATTCTCCTGACCGCAAATAATCAAACAAGTAGTGCTATCAGGGCCGTCACAGGTGATCTCGGTGGCATGAACACGGCCTTGCTTGGCGTGGGCATCGGTGCAGCCGCTCTTGCTGTCGGCATAGGCGTCAAAGCGGTGCAAGCGGCGGCTGAGTATCAAACGGCCATGACACGGCTGCAAAACACGACTGGCTCATCTGACGATCAGATGAAGCAGTACACGGCTACCATCCGCTCATTGTCAGACACGACAGGCAAAGCGCAAACCGATCTCGCAGCAGGCATGTATCAGATCGTCTCAGCAAACTTTGCTGGCGCCGATGCAACCAAAATTCTCACGACCGCGACACAGGCCGCCATCATTGCAGGCGCCGATCAAACAAAAGTCACCACTGGCCTGGTCGTCACGCTCAACGCCTTTGGCCTGAAAGCCAATCAAGTTGACTCGGTAAGTAACCGCATGTTCAAAACTTTGAGCTTAGGCCGTGGGCAGATGAACGACCTTGCAGGGGCCTTACAGACTGGCGGCGCTCTGGTCGCTCACTATGGCGTCTCAGTGACCGATATGGACGCCACACTCGCCACGCTCTCAACTGGCGGCATGAAGACATTCGGTACGTCTATGACTGGTCTGACGCAGTTGCTCAACGTCATGGACGGCAAAACCGATCTCATTACAGGTCGTATGCATAAATTGCACATTGCCTTTGACGAAGGCAAGTTCAAGGCGATGAGCTATACCGATCAGATAGCATACTTGAATGAGGCGTTCAAAGGCCATGAAAAGCAAATGGTAGCAGTGCTCGGCTCGAAGCAAGCTGCTACTGCTTTAGGGATACTTGGCACGCAATCAAGTTTGCTGGCCTCCAACCTGAAGAAGCTCGGGGACACGCAAGAACTCGCCAAAGAGAAGACGAGCGCGTGGAGCAAGGTGCAGGGTGATTTCAATTTCCAGTGGGAGAAGTTCAAGACGAACATGCAGAACCTGCTGATTGATCTTGGGCTGAAGTTGCTGCCATACCTGACGCCAATTGTGAAGCAATTTTCGGACTGGGCTACCAACCTGCAATATAGCTTTGTGCCGTGGCTCCGCAATGCCGTGGATAGCATCTCGCAATTTATAGGATGGTTGCAGCAAGGAAGCGCAGGCGCCAATGCTTTCAAGGCTTTGATGGTAGGAATAGGAGCGGCAATCGCTGAAATCAAAATCTACCAGTTCGGGGTTGCTGCTGTGACCGCATTCAACAATGCAAAAGATTCCGTCTCGTCATTTCTCTCATGGATGGCGAAGATCGGGCCTGCCTCTACTACGTCGGCGGCAGAAGTCACAGGTGCATCGACAATAGAGGAAGCCGATTTTGCGGCGGTTGGAGCGTCGGCTGAGGCGACAGCGGGAGAGGTAAGCGGAATAGGTGCAGCCGCAACAGCTTCAGAGGCAGAAGTGGCAGTAGCAGGAACAAGCATGCTAGGGATATTTGGCGCAATTGCAGGAGTCGTTGGTGGTCTGGTTGCAGCGATTAGCACGATTGGCCCGACGATGGATACGGTCAATAGCGAGGGGACGAACTGGTGGAATCACATCAATGTCAATGGGTGGTATCCATTCGGGCAGGGTAATCCCTACGCAGACGGCACACATGGCGAGGTGCCACATTACCCACCTAACTCAGAAGTGCCTCCTAAGCCACGAAAGGCACCTACACATTACGGGCCTCGTGGCTTTGCATCAGGTGTCGCGAACTTTAGCGGTGGCCTCGCTTACGTGCATGCCGGTGAAGTGCTGTCCAATCTCGCGCCAGGAACGAGCGTCACGCCTGCGAATCGTGTGAGTCTCGGCGGTCATACGTTCGTCTTCAACATCTCCACGATGGCTGGTAGTCGTGCTGAGATCGTGCGCATGGTGGACTTGCTCGAAGCGGAGATCGCGCAACGCTTCCGCAGTCAGACCTCCTACGGATTTGGAGGTGTGGTCTAGTGCGTATACTTTTAGGCGGCGTCGCGATGCCAACGGTTGACGGCACATCCGTGAATTACAAGAATACGACCGCTGACCCTGTGCCAGCGGCCAATGTGACGATTGTGGATAACACTTCAAGCATCACGGTGAACGCTCTCGATGAACTGCTTATCATCGATGAGAATGTGATCCCGAATCCAGCGCAAAACTTTTTGCTCGGGCCTGCGCTGAATAGTAGTGATACGAGCTTCTATTTCTCAAGTGTTTCGGGAGGCTTTGGTGGCACGGTCTCCTTTGCTGGTGCGCCTCCTGTTACCGCTACCGTAACCAATGACAATCACATTGGCTATGCCTTGCGCGTGCAAAACTTGCAGCTTGGCTTGATTGTGCCAGGCCAGCAATACATGCTCTCAGGCTATATTGCGATATCCACACCGATGAATAACGCGCAATCCATTCTCAAATTCGGCTGGCTTGATGCAGGGTTCAACTATTTAGGTGATGCGGCGGCGGATTACCGCTCGACGACAGCAGGGGGTGGATTTGTGCGTGTCAGCATGAGTGCGGTCGCGCCTGCAAACGCGGTCAGTGCTCAGATCGCATTCGGTATCCAGACCACAGCACAACCGACCAACTCAGGAACGGCCGTTTTTACCTACTTGCAATTTGAACCAATGTGGTGGCCCAACTCGATGAGCTATCCGAGTCCTGACTGCAACCCTGCTCAGAGCAATTGCAGACTTATACCGAACGAGACAACCATCAGGCAGTATCGCAAGTTTGGCGGCCTTGTGGTGGATGCGAAGCCGGGAAATTACATCGGCAACAAACGCACGATTGATGTGCTGGCTAATGGCTATGCAATGATCTTCAAAGGCGTTTTCACGATCAGCCAGTACAGCAATACCTATGATAGCGTGGCCATTACTGGCTATCTGGATACGTACTTCCCTCCACGTGCTGACGGCCAGCGGCTCTTTCCTGTTGCTGGCGTTGTGCAGGGGGCGCTGATCTCCAACGTGCAACCGAACTGGGATGATTTGCATACGCTGTTCAACTCTTTCGCAGCACAAGCGGGGTTCTTCTGGACGGCGGATAACTATTGGAATTTCCTCTATCAGCCGCCTGGCTATACACAAATGCCGATCTCGATCATTGCTGACAACTCGGGCAATCCTGACATGGTGACGACCTTCCCGATCTACAATTTCAAGAGCGAGATGGACGCCACGCAGCTCGGCGCCTCTGCGCTGGTGATCGGCGGGAATTGCAGTACAACGCTTACGACAAAGCTGACCAATGGTAATGCTGTGACCTCGATCTCGGTGGCTACGTTACCGGCGCCTATCCTCGACGGGACGGTCATGAGTGTCGCAGGCAGGCAGGGTATCACGCTCAACGGCAATGCGTCGGCAGGAGCGACCAGCATCACGATCTTTAATTTTACGCCGACTGCCGATTATGGCGTTGGGACGACTGTTAGCACCAATCCCTATGTTGCGAGCGTGTTTGACCCGGTGAACTTCAACAGATACAACCAGGCCATTTATGGCTACGGAGCAAGCAACGCTGTCTTCTTGCGCAAGGTCAACGACGGGTCTCTTCAGAGCGTAGCAGATGTGACCGCCAGGGGCGTCGCGGAACTGATACAGTATTCCAATCCGCGCAACCTCTACCACGGCGCGACCAATGTGGAGTTGCTGGCCGGGCAAAGTATCCAGGTGACTTCGAGCACGGAAAGCCTGAACGCGCAATCGCTGCTCATTCAGCAAGTCGCGGCGCAGTGGCTCGGCAAGAGCGAGACGCTGAGCGACACCTGGGAATATCAAGTCGATTTGGGATCCGTGAATCGTACCGCTTCGAGCATCCTCTCGCATATTTTCAGGCAAACGACGAAGAACAGTAGTCCGCCTGGCGTGAGCAATACAGCCTTAGCAATCTTCGAGCGGTTCAGCTATACCGACGTTGCGCAGAGTCCCTACGCGCTGACGGTGCTTGCTGATTCGCCAATCGCGTACTATCGCTTAGGGGAGCCGTCTGGCAGCGTGGCGAATGACTCATCTGGCGATGGCTTCAACGGGACGTACAACGGTTCAGGCGTGACCTATGGCGTTGCTGGCGCTATTCTCAATGACCCGAATACAGCAGTTACCTTTGATGGCTCAGCAGGATACATCAATCTGCCATCAGGCGCAACGCCTACAGGCTTTAGCGCGATCACATTAGAAGCCTGGATCAACCTCTCAACCACCAGTTTCGGGACGGCGGCGCGTCTCCTGTCATGCGATAATACCGCCTCGGCACATAATGGCGTGGACTTCTACGTGCAGATCAATGCGGCAGGCCTGACCGTGGTGATCGGCAACGGTACCAACGCCACGACGCTGGCAGTCACTTTCGCATTCCAAGCGGGCGTGTGGTACCACGTCGCGGCGACATGGAGCAACGCGGGCAATATTCTGCTCTATGTCAACGGCGTGCAGATTGGCAGCGGCACGCGCTCAGGCACGATAGGAACGCCTGCGCAAACCATGAACATCGGACGTAATCCAGTCACGGCCTCGGGCTTTTTCCCCGGCACGATAGACGAGGCGGCAGAGTACCAGGCGCAACTCTCGGCGACGCGTGTCTTGAAGCATTACAACGTCGGCATCACAGGAAAGGCGTAGAAGAGATGAGCATTGAAGTGTTGAAGCGTGGGCCAGATGGACTGGATGGCATCTTGCGTATCTATGCAATTCCTGAAGAGTTCGCGCAGAATAAGGAACTGTTTGATGCCTGGTGGATGCCTGAAACAGAGCAGGGTCCTGATGGCTTCTACCGGATTGTGCGTGATGCACGTATCAGCGATGAAGCAAAGGCGCAACGCTTAGCAGCGCCGCCAGTACACAACCTGATTACCAATCTTGGCATAGCGCTTATCCTCAGCAATCTGAGCGTCACGACACAGGGGAGTATGCAGCCAGTTACGCAAATCATGAGCGCAGGTAATGGAACGTGTACAGGCGTGCTGCGAGGGGATACGAGCGTGCCGGGCGACGGCTTTACGACAGGAGCCAGAAAAGCACCTGCAAGTTTTGCGGTCGTCGGCTTTCTGACAACGATCATTACCAATTTTGCCAGTGGCGACGGCGTTGGCACCTGGACGAGCGTTGGTTGGTATGGTTACAAGGTCGCTGGGGCGCAGAATGCCACGACTACAACCGGGACAGGGGCACTTATGACGCACGCGCTCTTTCCGTTTGTCAAAGGCTCTAGTGCGTATTCGCTGAATTATAGTTTTCTGATGAGCAACTAGAGAGGAAAGCGAGGCGGGTATGCCACCGATCAGCAATGCCGAACTGAAACGTGAGATAGAAGAGTTGCATGCATCCTACAAGGAACATGTGGAGCAAGATCGTCTTTCCTTTGCGCAGATTGAGGCACGCATGAGCATGTACGAGCATCAAATAGGGGAAAATAACACGATTTTAAAAAGTGTGCAGCTCACCGTAGATGGCTACGAGAAACGCATTAGGAACTTTCTGGCCTTTCTCAAGTGGCTTGCAACGATCATCTCGCTCATATTGGCATCAGTTATTTCAGCATGGATTATTTCACATCATTAATGAGGAGGTCAGATCAATGTTGTTTTTTTATGCTCAAGAATTGCTCCTAGGGCTTCTAGGATTGGCGGCGGCGACTTTGCCACTGCTCTTACCAGCTATGAAGCCACTGTATCGCTTTTTGTATATCGCAGGGGCATTATTCACGGCGTGTATGCTGACGGCTTTCCTGGCACAGCTCTTTTTCGAGACGGATACTACGCTCTCGTTTATACGTGCCTTTCTCATGATTGGCTTGCTCCAAAATATAGCCATCAGGATACCAGTGTATCCAACACTGGCGCCGAAAGGATAAAGGACGAGCGTCATGATGAGCTATCTGATAATCAGCGAGGTCGTGTGGCTCTTCTGGACGACAGCAGCTTTGCTTTCGATGCTCGGCTCATTCGTGTGTTTAGTCGGCTTTGTGCTCATCTTGAGCATACGTTCGTATAGTAGATTTTCTTAGGAGGAATACCATTGTGGCAGATCATGTTATCCCGCTTCCGGGGAATTTTCATTATGTGTATCAGTTTCAGAGCGGCAAATCGCAATACAGATGCGTTGAAGCCTGTCTAGCAATGGCCGGTCAGATCGCCTATCCGACGCGCTATGCCAATCCGACCGCGCTCATGGATCAGATTTATAGTCAATAT